GTCCTGTCGTATGCACAGCCAGTCCGACACGCCGTCATCTTGTGCAAGGCTGTCGTACAGAAACTTGAACCCGGATTTTTTGCGTTTGGCTTCAATCACAAAATCTTCAACGTGCAGATCGCCTGCATGTTCATCGCCTAGCTGCTGCTTGTAAGCGCCGCTGGCGAGTGTACGCTTGGCCGTGAAACCGTTGGCAATCCAAAAGTCGCGGCAAGCGGCTTCCAGTTCGTACCCGCGCTGCTTGTTGCGATTAGGCATCCACCGCCTCCGATGCCGCGTTGAACAGATCGCGTGCCGTTACGAGCCGGTCTGTCTCGGCTTCAATTTTTAGTGTGTTTTCAATGGACGGCCGCCGTCTTCCGGTTGCCCAGAAATAAACCGCGTTCCGGCTAACGCCGATTTTCTTGGCGAACTGTCCGTAACTGAGATGTCTGTTCTTTAGGTATGTGTTCAGGGTCATTTTAAAAAAGTGAGGGGCCGAAGCCCCTCGTAAGTTTCAGGGAGGTGCGCTGTACGTTCAACGCAACAGAAGTATAACAGATTGTTAGTTGTACGCTGATGATAATTTCTGTAGGCTATCTATGACTAGGAATGACTGACGATGAAAAAAAATAGAATCCGAGAAATACGCATAGCTAACGACGTGACGGCAGCGCAGCTTGCGCGGATGCTTGATGTGTCGGGGCCACGGCTGCGTCGGTGGGACAGGCAGGAAGTTACGCCGCCCAGAGAACCTATCTGCCGGATGATCGCGGAGCGCTTCGGCGTTAGCACCGACTATGTAGCTGGTGAGGACGTGCCTGCTGAAGCGCAAGCGGTAAAACGCGGACGTGGTGATGATATACCGCTGTATGGCAAGGCAGCCGCAGGGCAGGGTGCCGTTGCTATATCAGACGGCCCAGTCGATTATATTGAAAAGCCAACCTACCTTGCGGAAGTAGAAGACTGCTACGCAGTGATGATTGTTGGGGAAAGCATGGAACCCCGCTTTTACCCAGGTGAAGTAGTGATTGTGCATCCCTATCGGCCGGTCAGGGCTGGCGATTATGCCGTGGTGCAGTTTGAGAAAAATGGTGAGTTGCGGGCAATCGTAAAACGATTCGTGAATCGCACAGAAACCGGCATTCATCTGTCGCAGCACAACCCAGATGATAAAATATATATTGATAACAGTGACTTGCGTGCGCTGCACTACATAAAAGCGATACGCACTATATAGTTACGTTCAGCGTAACAAAACTGTTGACTCCAATGTAAATCTGTTACTATTTTGAACTCCTGATGAACAGGAGTTACTGGTTGTGACTCCTGATGAATAGGAGTTACAAGCAATGTTTGATAAGCTAACACTGTTATCGGTTAGACAAGCGACGCAAGAGATATACGGCAGCGCTACACAGGCTGATCTCAACCGTATGTACCGAATGCTTCACGCCGGTGCTTTTGACGAAATAGCCGAAAAAAATAGCTGCCCCATAATTAAGGACGGCAACCGTTTCCGCATCCCGTTCGCACTGATTAAAGTATTCAGAGGCGAGGCATGACTATCTGCCAAACCTGCCACGGCAATGGCTACCTGCGCAGTGACGACAGTGCGCTTTGCCCCGACTGCATCGTGCCGGACGAAGCACCCCAGCCGCAGCCTGACCATCATCCGTTGCCGCGTGAGGTAGCTATTGAAATAGCACGCGCGCTTATCACTGGTGACAGGCACCGGGCCTACGGCCCAGCCGAACGCAATCTTCAAGCCATCGCGGACCTCTGGTCGTTCTACATCGACACAGAAATAAACGCTGTGCAGGCCGCAAACATGATGGCGCTGATGAAGATTGCACGGATGAAAGCAGACGCCAAAAAAGAGGACAATTATTTCGATGCAATTGGGTACTTGGCAATCGCCTACGAACTGGCTCAGTCAAATGACGATTGATCCAGATGACGATCAAAAAAAAGTCGTTTGCGGATCTTATTCGCAGATTGTGTACACGCATTCACAAGCAGCAATGTCGCCAACGCAGCGTCAGAAAATGCCGTGGCGCGTCATCGCGGTCTGCAAGGGCGTGAAAGGCCGATGGCTGCCGACAGATGACTGTCCGTATCTTGGCAGCCCTGACCCACTGGGGATGGCGCAGAGGGCAGTAAAAAACGGCGACCTTATCATCGCACAGAAAAAAATTGGCATGTATCACTTCGAGCTCTGGGCGCAGACGCCCAAGAAGGCAAAGCACAATGATTAAATTTTTCTTGCAGTTTTTTCGGCACGCACGTCCTTTCCCGGCAGTCTGCAAAGATACCTCTTACGGTCTGACAGCAGAGACGCAGCGCAAGCTGCTGCGGGTTGCAATCAATGCCACAACGCGCGGACAGTAGAACTTGCCCCGACTGCGATGGCAGCGGTGAGGTGGAACGCGAACGGGTTATTGGCGGCGTCGATGCCAACGGCCCTTGGCAATCTTACTGGGCGTACTGGTGCGTTTGTGAACTGTGCGACGGGTCAGGGGAAGTTACCGAACACTGACAGCCTAGAAGTCGCAAAGCGTGGCGCGTTTTTAACGCGTTTTCCCGATGATTCAGGATGACTCACGATGATTGTGAGTGTATTAAAGTGTAGAGACGGCTTTAAGTTACTGATTTTATTGGGCCTCAGATCACACTCATAACCTGAAGGTCGCAGGTTCAAATCCTGCCCCCGCAACCAATTTTTTCAATAACTTAGCCGTCTTTCTTCGGAGACGGCTTTTCTTTTTGGCGCGTTTTTGGCGCGTTTTCCGCAAAAGTTCCGCAAGCCGTCTGACCCCCAGCGTAGAAACCTGTTGCATCTGGTATAACAATAGTTATATCAAGTAGCATAAAGGAGGACGGATATGAGCAGAAAGAGTAACACACCAAAAGGCGTTCGCGAGATTGTCAGGGGAAAAGAATACCGCATTGATCTAAGAAAGTACGGCGGTGGTGAGCCAAGATTTTTTGGCACACAAGCCGGAGCCGCGATACATCGCGAAGACATGCTGCGAAAAATGTCACGCTTGCGCCCCGGCAACATGCGTGATGCACCTAGCAATTTGAGGGTTGCCTGCGACCGTTTTCTGGACAAACAACTAGAGCGCTGCGACGACGGTGAAATCGGCGTCGGTGAGTTAGACAATAAAACCCGGCACCTGAAACAGCTTTGTCTGGTGCGGGTGGGCAATCGTTTCGTCGGTGATTTCAATCTGGGCGACATTACGCACGATCTGCTGGCGGAAAATGTCCGCAGGGAAATGTCCGAGTGTCGAGCAAAGCCAACCGTCAGACGGGCGTTTGTGACGATAAAACAAATGATGGACTGGTGCGTCACCCGCAATTGGCTGCACAAATCACCGGCTGTAAAAATTAAAATTTCGTTGAAAGGTCTGCCGCCTAAACACGTGCGCAGTATTAGCCCCGCAGAAATGGCCTGCGTGATACAGGCTGCCCCTGACATCTACCGTTACCAGATCATGTTCGCGGCCTACACAGGGCTGCGCGCTGGAGAACAGGTTGCTTTAACCTGGGACGATCTGGACTTTGAATACGGTTATATCAACGTGAGGAGGGCAAGGAAAAAACCCGGTAGGAAAGGCAGGAAGAAATACCCCTTAATTGGTCTGCCTAAAACTGACAAAAGCTATCGCACGCTGAAGATGCCGAACGTCGTGGCGCAGATGCTGCGGGAATGGAAAATGGAACAGCCGCTTGAAATGCGGGGCAACAACCTTGTGTTCCCCAGCAAAACCGGCTCAATGGCAGACCACGGCAACTGGCGTAAGAGAGGTCTGCATAAGGCTTGTGAGAACGCGTTGTACAACAACAAGCCTGTCGCGCAAATGACATGGCAAGATCTCAGGCATTTTTATGCCAGCGTGTTGATCTTCTCGCAAAAAGTCAGTGATGCAGAAGTAGCCACGTTCCTCGGCCACAGCAGCATTGATTTTACATACTATCAGTACGCACGTTACTTTCAGGACCGGAACCGAGATAATAATCTGGGCAACGTTCTGGATGACGTTTTTGGCTACAAAAAAAATGACGCAAGGGAGTTAATATAATGGCGAAAAAAATACCGCAGACAAACCAACGGGTGCCTTGGGTTAGAGGTCACGTTCCGCTGGTGCAGCATAGCGATTTTGCCGAGTATAGAGAATTTATGGCGGCGTATTTTGAAGCGCGACAGTGGTGGATTGCAGAAGCGCAGCGCCCAGGTGCCGACCCGTGCTGCAAGTTTTGGTTTCAAGGTCTGACGCACTCTGCCGTGTTTTACAGTCTTATGGAGAGCTGGATGCGGGGGTACTGGCTAACGCGCAAGGAACTGCGCGCCAACTGCCAAGCTGTCAGCGATAGCGCATTTGCGCGCGTACTAAACCAAGCAGACCAAGCGAATTATATAAGTCGCGACGGCAAAGCCGGCGAGGATAGCCGCGAAAAATTAATAATGCCCACGAGAGAGGCCATCATAATGATCGAGGCTTACACGTGCAGATATTTTAGAGTAATTGTCGATAACTCGCACAAAATGAACTCATACACGCAGGGCTTGCAATTGCGCGTTAATCAAATTGAAGCACTTGATGACGTGCGAAAAGAACAATTGGGCTGGTCAATTTTTGACAGACATTGGTTGCCTGACTAGCTCATATACCGAAAATGTTTGTCAATATAGCGTGGTATAATGCCAAGCATAATACCTCGCTATATTGGTTATTTTTTTCTTCCTTCCTTTATGGCGTTATTGCTGCAAGGGAGGGAATTTTTTATGCAATCAATTGATCTACGTTGTTTTGAGGGAAGGTACGAAGTCTTTGTCGAACAGCACAGCGGGGATTTTTCTGTCACCACCTTTGCTATAAAAAATGACGCGGTTCAGTTTATTGAAAAATTGTTAAGTATTGATTGCCGGGACAAAATGAACGTCGCGAGTGTCAAT